CAACTTTATTTCTACGTTTCAGCCCTCCTGCTTCGGCATTCATGTAGTCTGTTAAATCTTTGTCAGCGCCATACTTTGCTTTAAACGCATTTAATTGTTGCAGGGTGACTATTGCAGGTTTAGCCGCACGGCCAGAAAACCTGTCTGGGTCTGCAAACACACGAGTGCTGCCGCTCTGAACAAACTTCTGAGCACTATCACGGGTTTTCTCATCAATCCGAAGGTTCGGCCCTGTGACAACTCCACCTGCTTGGTAGGATTTGACCGCTGGCCCCCCCATTTTGGGGTTGCTGGATGTCATCGTAAAGGGTTTTCCTTGTCCGCATTGCATAATTTTTCCTTATAGGTGTCGAGGTTCTACCAGTAAGTGTAACCGTTGTCAAGTAAAAAGAAAGCCCCCTGTCGTTTTCACGCACCGAGGGGGCTAAACCCCAACTGGGGACAGGAGATGACAACTGCGATCAAGCAGCAACGGCAGTATATCACGTCCAACCCGCCGATGCTGCATGTTTAATCTCCCTACGCTGTAAAAGATGCCCACCCTCTCCCGCACTGGCAATGTGAAGCATCAGATACTGCAAGGCTTCAGCCACGTGAGAGTGTTTATTTTTGTCAATATCTCCGTCACCACGGGGTTTGTACCTGTAGCCCCCCATCATGGCGGCTTTTAGCTGGGTGCAGCGGGGGTCAACGAGAAATCCCGGGTCGCCGTCTACCTGTCGCATGAGGTAAGCATCCACAGCATTGACCCTTGCCGAGACATTGTTGGTCTTGGCGGGGATAACTCTGAGTCCCTCGGCCTTGATAATGTCCACGGCACTGCGCTCGTCCGTCTGCGCCCTCTGTATGCCTGCCGGATCGACAACAACCAGCACCGGGGCACCGGGAAAGCGTTCGTAGAGCAGCGGCTTGAGCATCGTGCGCACAAACCGTTGCGCCCCCATGTCAAAACTGACGCACTCCCCAAGTATCAGCGCCCGTCCCCGTGGGTCTTGCTGCCCAATGACAGCCGCCGGAGTCAACCCCAAGTCCATCCCTACCACGATGGGCCGCACTCCATTAAGTATGGTGCGCAGCCGTTCCTTCGCCATGTGGTAGTCCGGCCTGAAATACTTGTACACCGGCATACCTGCCGAGGACAGCCCATACTCGCCGTCGATGTAGACCCGGATGTACTCCTCGCTGCGCCCTTGGGTATCGTAGTACCCATCAGGCAAGTTATCAATATTCTCGGCTCTGGGACTCCGCCCCGAAGGCTGTTTGAACACATCCCAACCGTTGTCGTTGAGTGACACACCATCTTTGGGGTCAAGCCCCTCCATCTGGTAGTACCACCACGTGTCCATTGTCGGTGGGTTGGTATCCGCCCACATGCCATGCCACGTCGGGCCTCCGTCCTTTGCACTGGGATACCGCCCAATCCGTTTGGACATGGCGTCCACGATGTCCGGGTGGATGTCGCGGCACTCGTTAAACCACGCAAAACTCAACTCCAACGAGTTCAAGTTCGCCACATCATCGGCATCATCCAGTGCCCGGAACATAATATCACACTCCACATCCCCCACCTTAAAGAAATAAGTCTTGGTGGTGCGCATGTACTGCCCACACTGACCCGGCGGAAACCAGTCTAGGAACGTCTTAATGGTCGTATCCTGAAGCTGACGCACGGTTTCCCGCACAATCGCAGCCCGGGTCTTCCTGATGCCGTTGGCGTTGGGTTCCTGCATAGAGGCTCGTCGCACAATCTCAAAGGAACAAGTCACACTCTTGCCAGACCCCACCGGCCCCATGAGCGTGCGCATCTTGGCGCTGGACGCCATGAACTTCTTGCCCGTAGGCGGCGGTGTGTAGTTAATGTCGAGCGGCATATGCTGACTCTGCGCTTGGACTAACAAGCAGCACGATGAACTCGCGCCCGTGTTTTTTGCTGCGTGTAATCTTAGTCTGGTAAGACTTAGCTGCACGTTGTAGTGCGTTCTCCACGGTGATAGCCTCATTGGCGCTGCGCAACTTCAGGGCTTTAAACCCGTCATAGGTTTGGGTAAACAGGTCTTCAATGTTCAATGGCAGTTGCATCTTCAATCTCGGTAGTTGCTTCAATGGTACGCGCATCCCGGGGGTCGTTGCCAAGGTTGATGGTGATCTTCACACCACCACCGTTCTGCTCTTGTGGGCCAGTGTCCTTGGGTTCTAGTCCGGCCCATTTTACGGTGGACTTGATCAGGTCGGCTTTGACAGCAGGAGACACAGCGCCGTCGTGGATGAGGAGCCAAGATGTAGTCAGGAGTTCCTCAGCCTGTGCGCGAGCTTTGAGTTTGAATGTCAGCCCTTTGTCCCGTACCTCGGTGCGGTAGTGCTCTACCTTCTTTAAGAAAATGGGATCGGCGTTGAATGTGAGTATGTCGTTGGCGGTAATACTGTGCCGTGCCATGATTTCTTGCAACGTCTCACCACTACCCTCAAGGGTTAGCGCCACGTCAAAAGTTAATCGGTCGTTCCACTTGGTGTGATTGAGGGGTAGGTTGTCCATGCGTGCAATATAACGGGAGATAACGGGTGTGTCAAGGGGGTGGGGGTAACTTTACACGTTCGATTTTTTGGGTCGTGCTTTATGGGGTTTACTACAAATGGGGGGGGCCTGCGTTTCCTCTGTCCATGTACCCCCCCCCATGCACCCTGTGCTATGCCCCATGTCCGGCCCATTGGCGCAGCCCGAAGGCAATAACCCTACTGGCATTGTGGGTACACTGTACCCTGATACTTGACACGATTGTAAAGCTGTGCGAGTCTGAATTTGTCGGTGCAGTGATCGTACTGAATCGACAGAGTAGGTGAGAATGACCTACTTGCCTGCTCTTTAACAACCTAGGTCGCTGGAGATTTGCATGAGTGCAAAAACCTTTGAAGGCGGTGTGTCAATTGTAAAGAACACAAAAGGCGAGATCGCAGTAAAGCGCGATCCCGAGGGTAAATTCAACGCTGGCAACAGTGCTGAGTGCTACCAAACCTTGATGGCTCTGAGCAAAAAGCTCAAGTCCCCGGTGAACAAATGGTGTTTGTTTACTGTGGACGGCGGCACCGAACCCGTCTTGTTGGCAAATCGCTACGGCAACCCCTACATTGCGCTTCTCCCGAAGCGCGGTGAAGGTGAAGTCAAGCGAAATGCGGTGACCAAGCTGGCGTAAGAGAGCTTTGACCCCGGGCAGTGACAGTGCCCGGGTTCTTTTTAACCCGGAGAATGACATGCAACCAATCGAGTTGAGAGTGAACAAAGCCGTGCAGCACGGTGAGACGTACTACACGGTTGACAAAGTGTGGCCCGGTCTCGGTAACGTGAGCTTTGGGCAACTGAAGTTTATGTACTACCGCGATGCGAGAAAATGGGCCGAAGTTGAGTGGCCCGGAATACCGCTGATCCGTAGCTGGTAAACCCCTCCCGGAGCGTGACAGGCTCCGGGTTCTTTTTCACACTGGAGAATGACATGCGACCATCTATTTTTTATGTTAAAGAATCCCTAGAACGCCACGGATTCTGGTATGCAGTATGGCACTACGGTGCTAAGAACCTTTGGACAATTTTTGTAGCCACCAGAATGATCAAACGTGACAACGTGGCAGTGCGCGAACACGCAAACTCGTACTACGGCAAGTAACCCCTGACCCGCCACCGCAAGGTGAGCGGGTTTTCTTTCGTCTGCGATTGTGCTGTCGAGTGTTGTGTGGTGGGTCACCCTTCTCTTGTAGCGTAGCTACAGACTATACGTCGGGGGGTCACGGCTCGCACTTTCAGCGCCGCTTTACATCACTCATCTAAAGCCGAAGTGTAAAGTATCATGGCTAAACTGACACGATATCAACAATCTACGACTAACTATCCGCTAACTTTGCAGTAAACCCTGTGTAACTATACATACTTGACAGTAAAGTTAGATGTAATACCTATATAAATCAACCACTTACCACAATCTAATGGGGGAGTAGCGATATAAATGAGTTAAATAAGTACTCTTTTTTTACCCTTTCCTATGCAAATATTATTTTGCTATCCTTTATATAGCATCTGCCTACTAATTTGCTGGGACATTACACTTAAAATCGTAGATTGTTTAGATCGTTACCCGTAAGTTGTTGATTCATATACCTTTCTACGATCTATGAGCAATCCAACTTGACAGATTTTTATAGATCATTTCCCTATAAACGTAGATTATTTCTCGCTTATCCTAGAAAACTGGGCCGCACTTGACAAAATTTTCGGCCGGGGCGAGACTGGTTTTGGGCAGCGATGCCCTTTAACCAACCTTTAAGGAGTCATTATGGCTAAGATTTATCAAGGGTCAGTATCAGTTGTTAAAAACACAGCAGGTAAAATTGCTGTGTCAGCAGACACTGAAGGCAAGTTTACACAAGCAAATGTACAAGAACTGTACACAGTTATGTTGGCACTTGCCAAGAAACACAAGGCTGAAGCGAAGTTCTTCTGTCCTGAAACTGGTGGTGATACACCAGTACTTATGGCAGATCGTTGGGGCAAGCCTTACATTGCTCTGTTGCCAGAGCGAAAGGCACCGGGTGCTGTCAAGGTGACTGTTACCAAACTGGCTTAATCAAACGGTTAGCAGTGTGCCGTCTCACACTGCGTTTTTACAGGAGATTGCAATGCAATCGTTGAATGTTACCCCTACTGTCCTGCCTTACAAGGCACCCCGTAAACAGCGCACCACAGAAACCCTCCGGTTTGTGGTCAAGTGGATTGATGGAGATACGGTTTACTTTCAGTGGTTTAAGAGGGACGAGGCAGCTTGCCAGTTCCAACAACGGATGGTAGATGCGGGTTTTCAAACCCGCCTGTTGATGCACCCTGCATCAAAGTAATGACATGACAACTTGCTGCCTTGTGACAGAGGGTAGCTGGGTGCTATGTCGCACTGCACTGGAGAACCCATATGAGCAACAAGAACCCATCAGCCACCAAGAGTGGCCCCGGTCGTTACCACAAGCAAGGGTACAAGAAGACCAAGAAGGCACTGACCAAGGCCAAATAGGCTGCTGACATGACAGCTTACAGGGCATCTAACGGTGCCTTGTGGAGTGCTATGTCGCACTGCACTGGAGCAATTGCTATGAAAGTTTCGATGAATGACCAGCGGTTTACCACGCTGGAAGATGCTGGCTTTGAGGAGGACACCTCCAACGAGCCAGTGCATGGTCAGTTCCTCAGCACCGAGGGGAGTATCTACTCCTACACCGAGTGGTTCTACGATGCTGATGAGTCGGCATTCAGCATCCTGTGAAGGTCGACAACAGAGATGCCAGACCACTGGTACAGAGGCAACACCCTTTCGAGGGGTCGAACCTCTATGCTCAGTTCCACACTCAGAACCACCCCAATGGAGACAATGGCCCAGACATGTGGTATGTCGTGTATTCCTTCGGGAGTCACTGGCCCTTGTTCATCCATGCCAATGGCATATGGTTTGAGAATGGTGCTAAGCATTCCCAGACTACAGCCAAGCACAGGACGCAGGTTCATCCTCAATGCCCCACTGTGTTGCTGTCCGTACAGTGGATGCGACGCCTTGCAACGGGGGGCTACGCTGTCATTGCCAAAGAACGCATCCTACAAGGAGAACCAGTATGAGAGAAGACTATCACCTCCCCATCTGCACAAACTGCTATGCAGTGCGTGTGGAACCGGTTGTGAAACAACCACGAACTGGCCGCCCCATCTGCTTAACGTGCAGAGAGAAGTTGGCACGACAGGTCAAGAGGACTGTGGTGCCTATGCATAAGTCGAACTACATGATGTTCACTGATATGGAAGACCTCAAACAACTCAACCCCAAAAGGACACAATGAAAAAGAAATTATTAGACCGTGTGCTGGAGCAGATTGTCAAAGATGTGGAGTCGGGAGATATCACTGCCATTGCCGAACTGATTGCAGACATCCCTGATGACAAGGCGATTCACTTTTTACCTGAAGAGGGACACAATGAAACTTAAATTCAGACCCATCAAGCCGATGGGTGTATCCATCAACCAACCACTGTGGAAGCGGGTGCTGCACTGGATGACAGCACTGGGTTTCGCAATAGTGCTAGCCGCCCTGCTCTTGGAGTGGATGGCTGGCTGTGGGGAGTCGTACGTTGACTCCAAGGGTGTCACTCACCTCAACGAGTGTCTGTTCGTTAACCGTGGAGAAATCAAATGAAACCAATCGTTAGATACCAAGCAAACACCCCCTCGACAATGATGCTGATACTACGGGACAGCATGGATAAGCCCTTCTGGTGCGCAAGGCTCGATGTGATTGACCATCCCAAACTGGGGAGTAGGAACATTCGCACTAGCGAGATCGTCAGCTTTAACCCCGCTGGGGGGATCATCGAAACCGCAAACACCATCTACATACCAGAAAGGGAGATGAAATGAAAACCTACGAAATCAACATCACCGTCTTTGTGCAGGCTGAGCACGCCACCGAAGCACTGGACACACTTGTCGCAGAGATGGATGACCTGTGCGGGGGCGACAACCAAATCCTTGCGGTCGAGTACCCGCCTGTAAGTGAAATCAAAGAGGAGATGAAATGAAACTAGAAGGTGTACAGAACGCGCTGTTCGCGGCGTATGACTTACAAAATGCCATGACGTTGGCAGACAAGCGCCGACCTACAGCTAACGAGAATTTTGGTGACAGCCTCACCGAAGTGATTGAGTTTTTAGTAGGACTTGAGGCACTGTTAACAGAATTTAACCGAGGAGAAGATAAATGAAACGCTTGTTTACATTGCGACAGTACATCCGAGGGCCGCTGGTACAACCAGTGGTTTACTTCGATGACAAGATGGTGGCGAAAGCTGCCAGAGTGGGCACTCAAGTAGTGTCTTTCGGCCCTGACCATAGATTTTACAAAGGAAATTAAATGCGAGCAACACTTCTCAAAGAGACACTCAAGTCTCTGTTCCCCATCAAGCGGACAGTTTGTATCGAGGGGCCACCCGGTGGCGGTAAGACAACCATCGTGCATCAAGTTGCTGAGGAACTGGATGTGCCTGTAATCGAACGGCATATGCCCACCATGTTGGTGGAGGACTTCGGTATTCTGTTCCCAGACGGCAGTGCCCAGTTGCACTACAAGTTGCCAGACTGGTTCCCGGTCAAGGGCAAAGCCCCAGAGCGTGGCATCCTGCTGTTCGATGACCGCAACCAAGCGAGTTCTGACCTGCAAAAGGTCTTGGCTAACATCTGCCAAGCACGTACTCTCCACGGTATATCGATGCCTGATGGATGGCAGGTGATTTCCACAGGCAACAGGCAGGGTGACAGGGCAGGTGCCAACCGGGTGCTAAGCCATCTGCGTAACCGTGAGAGTGTGCTGGAGTTGGAGACTCACCTCGATGACTGGACTTCATGGGCTATGACCAACGGTGTCAAGGCTGAGGTTACATCGTTCCTTCGCTTTCGTCCCCACTTGTTGCACGACTTCGATCCACAGAGGGATCAGAACGCTACCCCTCGCTCTTGGGTAGAGGGTGTGTCTGATGTGCTTGGTACTGTCCCTAACGAGGCTGAGTTTGAGTGCTTCAGGGGTGCTGTTGGTGAGGGTGCTGCCGCTGAGTTTGTGGGGTTTGTACGCATCTGGAGGAAACTGCCCAACCCTGACGCTATCCTGCTCAACCCTACCACGACTAACGTGCCGACTGACCCTGCGACATTGTATGCACTGGCTGGCGCAATAGCCAACCGGGCTACTGAGGGTAACTTCGAGAGGGTCTGCACCTATGCAGAGCGTATGCCTCCCGAGTTCAGTGTGCTGACTATCAGCTATGCAGCACGGCGCAACCCAGACCTTGCCAACACGCAAGCCTTCACCAAGTGGTCTATCAATCACCAAAACGTGCTGTTCTGACCCAGTGCGTCATACATCCATCAACAACTTGAGGAGTCTAATGAAAGCAACGCCGAAATCGTGTAGCTGCCGTGCTTGTAAGGCGGGGAAGTCCACCAAGGGCGGTAAGTATTTTATGAACCGTATGGAACGCAGCATCCGTACCGCATGGCGCAATCAGCGCAATCAGGAAAACCCTGTTGTGCTCCCCGCCCCGCAAGGGCATTACTTCGACTAAGAGGAACCAAACCATGAATCTAAATGACCGTGCCTTGCTAGTGCAATTGTCCGTTTCCCAGTGGAACGCTCGTAAGTACGACAAGAGAGTCACTCGCCAAGTGGCTGATGCCAACAACACTACGATGGATGCAGGGAGGTACAACAAAGCCTTGCTACCCATGAACGACTTGCTGGACAACATCCACAAGAAGACAACCCATATCCGTCAGAGGTTTTATGAGAACACTCTGCCGTGGGGTATCGAGGGTACGATGATGTTGCCCACTGCCAACTACCTGTCTTTCATGTCGGACTTCCGAAAGGAGAGGTCAGACTGGAGGACACTGGTGAATATCTTTGTGCATAACTATGACGCAATGGTGCAGGATGCACGGCGCATCCTTGGTGCGCTCTACGACCCTGCTGACTACCCCAGAAGCGGCGACATCCAGCACAAGTTTGACATGGATATGGCAGTGTTTCCTGTGCCGAGTACAGACTTCAGGGTGAGCATTGGCAGCGACGAGTTGTCACGCATCCAACAGGATGTTGAGCGTAGGATTACAGAAGCGCAGTCCAAAGCTATGACCGAGGTGTGGCAGCGGCTATACGATAGGGTCAAGCATATGGCAGAGAAGCTGGCTGACCCCAAGTCGATCTTCCGTGACAGCATGGTTGAGAATGCCCGGGAAATCTGTGCTTTGCTACCACGTCTGAACTTCGCTGACGATCCCAATCTTGAGTCTATGCGGCAGCAAGTTGAGGTGACACTGCTCAAACATCCTGAAGCACTGCGTAACGACCCCGACCTTCGCCGTGACACTGCGGTTGAAGCCAAGAAAATCATGGACGCAATGTCCGTATTCATGGGAGCCAAGTGATGACAGAACTGCTTGAGAAGCTGGAGGGCTTTGACCTGAACCCAGCCATTGATCGGTGGATGGAGAGGAACTGGGGGCCACGATGCCCCGACTACGAACCACGCTGCGCTTGCTGCATGGCATGGAGCATACGGGACACAACTGGTGTTCGTGTTGCGTTCAAACAAGTGACAGACGCAATTGACAAACTTCAACCAAGGAAAAACAAATGCAAGTAATGCCTAAGATAGAAGTCCAACCGCTAACTCCACAAGAGGAAGCTAAACTTAACATCCGATTGGCGAAAGCCAAGACCGCTTTGATTCTGGAGCATCCCTTTGTGGGAACCATCGCTCTGAATATGAAGTACATCCTGACTAGGGAGGTGCCCACTGCTGCAACCAACGGCAAGTACATCAAGTTTAACCCTGACTTTATCAGGGAACTGACCGATGAGGAACTCAAGTTTCTTGTAGCCCACGAGTGTTTCCATCCCATGTTGGAACACAACTACAGGCGTAGTGAACGTGATTCCCGCAAGTGGAATCAGGCAGGTGACTACGTTATCAACAAGTTGTTGGTAGATGAGAAGATTGGCAAGATGCCCAAGAGAGGACTGCATGACCCCGGTATCTACAATGCTGGCGGCGGTACAACGGACGGTATCTACAACATTCTGCCTGATAAAGACGACAGCGGCAGCTACCCGCTTGACAACTGTGAAGATGCTCCGGGTTCCCCGGCTGAAACGGCACAGCAACAAGCCGAGATGAAAGTGCAGGTGGCACAAGCAGCACAAGCTGCCAAGATGATGGGCCAAATGTCTGCCAATATGCAGCGTCTTGTTGATGAGGTGTTGAATCCCAAAGTAGACTGGTGGGATGTACTGCATCGTTTTCTTGTCAAGTGCAAAAACGATACCCGCACCTTTGCCCGGTTCAATCGTCGCTTTCTACCGCAAGGGCTGTATCTACCCAGTGTCACTGGTGAGAAGATGGGTGAGATTGTGTACGGAGTGGATTGCTCTGGCTCCATTGACCAAAAAATTCTCAATCAATTTGCTGCTGAGATAAAGAAAGTCAAGGAAGACCTGTGCCCGGCACGTATCCATGTGTTGTACTTTGATAGCGAGGTCAGCCATGTGGAAAGCTACGGCCCTGACGACACCCTCGACATCAAACCCCACGGCGGTGGCGGTACAAACTTTGCTCCGGTGTTCCAGCGGATTATCGAGGAGGGCATTGAGCCTGTGGCTATTGTGTTCCTGACCGACCTGTGCTGTAACAGTTTCGGCATACAACCTGATGCACCAGTGCTGTGGGTAACGACTACCCCCGGCAAGGCACCCTTTGGTGAAGTAGTGGAGATGAATCCATGATTGCGGATGATCCCGACTATGACGCTAGTGTCAGGGCACTCGTAGCCAAACTTGACAGCACAATTAACACGGACGCTGCTGAATTTAGTGTCCGGGTCAACGCTCTGCTCATGCTACTGGCAATGGCAGGTGCGCAGTCTGCGATGACGAGGGACGAGTTCTTTTCGTCAGTGACGTGGCAGTTAGGTGAGATTATGTCTCACATGGTAGTAAGCAAACACTCTATTCAATAAGGAGAATGACATGGCAGTAGTACGTTTATCGACAGGTGTAATCGAGGGCATTATGAACATGGCCCGAAACAAAATGCAAGTTGCTGTTGACCGGGCTGTATCCGTGCCGATAGATCAATCGTGGGGGAGAAAGATTTACGAAATAATGTTTGGCACAGATACAGTGGACATCGTAGAAAAACTTCCTGCGGGTTGGTGTAAGAGAGTTGAAATTCTAACTGTTGTGGGTATCAAACTCCCAAATGAGGCTTCTCTTGGTTGCAATCTTGACTTCAAGTTTGTAGATCATATCTCATGGCCCGAACATTGGCCCACTAATAAGTTTTTTACTCATCATTATGGTAGCAGAGTTCATATGGTAGGTATACCAAATGGATTAGAAGCGTTCTATGAAGAAGTTAAGGAGAGGCAAATCCGCATAGTCAGTGCAAATAAACGGAAAGAAGAGTTTGTAGCAGAGGTGAGGAAAGTTCTCGGTGCTTACAGCACATTGGCCCCGGCGCTAAAAGCTTGGCCTTCGCTGTGGGATTTAGTTCCGGAGGGTACGAGAGATACGCATAGGCTGATCGTGGAGCGCGAGAAGAAGGAGGTAGTGCTTGACGTAAACTTAGACAAACTTACTGCCATGACTGCTGCTGCAAAGTTTGGTGTGTGATGGGAACAATAAAGATTGACAACGACAAACGCAAAGAGTGGCTCCGTGCTTTGCGCAAATTCAAGCAAGGCATACAAGTACGCAGCAAGCTAGGCGTACTGACTGGCTACGCACAACAAGTTGCAGCAGAGCGTAAGGGTTTATCCCGATGGAATCAACCGAACTGGGATGATATAAACTGGATTACGCTACTGAGTACTTCTATTAGAGATGACACCTACCCACCCAAGCTACTGATTGGGTTTGTTCAGACTGCTGAGGTTACGTTTATGAACGCTCGTAAACAACCTAGTCTTGAAAAAATATTAGCAGCTGTGGATAAAGTGTGTACTAAATCGAGTAAACATTTACGCTGGTCATTCGGCGTTTTTTACATGGAGTAATGGTATGACTAAAAACGAACCAGCGTTTCCCACCTCAAACGGTGGAAGTCCAAACGATGGGATGACGCTCAGAGATTACTTTGCAGCGAAGGCGATGCAAGGGCTTTTAGCCACTGGCAAGTCCCACTACCTTGACGAACATATTGCACTTGATGCGTACAACTTGGCTGACGCCATGCTAAAACAGAGGGAAGAAGAATGACTACTGAAGATGAGGAGTTTCGCCGCATTGAGGCAGAGATCAAGCGCCGAGCAGCGGAAGCTGACGACGACGACACGCAGGGCTACCTCAGTGAGTTTGCCCTGCCACAACTGCGGCAGTTTTTGGACAAGTTGAAAGACCGAATTGCTAGGCGCTATAACGGTAACGCTAAAGACCAAAACATCGCATTCGGCATGGAGATTGTCTATTTTGACATCATTGATTTGATTGAGGGGAAGAAATGACTGATCTTAGACAAGCCGCGAAGCAGGCGCTGGTGGCGTTGATTGATGCTGCCAATGTGTTGTCAGCACCGATGTTTGCTGATGCTGCTGACGCCCTACGCAAAGCGCTGGAGCAGCCAGAGCAGCGCCCGTGGGTTGACATGACCGATGAGGAGATGGACACGGCTGTCAACAGCAACATAACAATTACTGATTCAAGACTGCGCGATGGGGTGTACGGGGTAGCGCTTGACATAGCGGCACTGCTCAAGGGGAAGAACACATGACCATCACAGTGATGAGCAAAAGAATTCGGGATGCCTTGGCTCAAGCGACAGACGGTCTGACTGCCAAGCAACTGGCGCTGATGCTGGACGTTGAGCCATCAGCCGTGAGCCGTTCCCTTGCACTCATGCCAGATACTTACATCGACAGGTGGGTTGTGTCTCGAAGTAAGTACTGCGCCGTTCACTGCCTAGCCCTGATACCAGAAGACTGCCCACACCCATGACGCCTACATTCAACACATGGGACAGGGCGACTCTGGACAAGTTTGCGCTTGAAGCCTATCTGCGGATGCTAAAGCAGCAAGACCAGCTAGAGCAGTTGCGTAGTGACTTAAAGGATGCCATTGAGGCGTACCGAACACTCATAAGAAAGACCGCATGATAGACATCGTAACTATTGACTTTGAAACTTACTACGACCAGCAGTTTAGCTTGTCGAAGATGACTACCGAATCGTACATACGTGACCCAAGATTTGAAGTTATCGGTGTAGGTATCAAGGTCAACGACTACCCCACTGACTGGTATAGCGGTGACAACCCCGGCAAGTTTCTCAAGTCACTGGACTACAGCAAACGGGCAATCCTCGCCCACAACACTGCGTTTGACGGGGCTATCTTGGCGTGGCACTTTGGCATTAAACCGAGGCTGTGGCTAGACACTCTGAGTATGGCCCGACCATCCCACAACATCACTGTGGGTGGCAGTCTTGCTGCGCTTGCTACCTACTACGGCATTGGTAAGAAGGGCGACGAGGTAGTGGCTGCACTGGGTAAGCACAAGGCAGACTTCACTACGGCTGACCTTGCTCAGTACGGGCAGTACTGCATCAACGATGTGGAGATGACGAAGAAACTGTTTGACCGGCTGAAGCTTGGCTTCCCATCCAACGAGTTGCTGGTGATTGATCAGACCTTGCGGATGTACACCGAACCTGTGATTGAACTGGACGTGCCCCTACTAGAAATACACCTCGAAGAAGTGCGCACCCGCAAGCGGGGACTTATATCAGACCTTGGTCTTACGGGAGTGAGCGAGGAGGCATTGACCAAGATGCTAATGAGTAACGAAATCTTTGCTAAGTACCTTTGGAACCTTGGCATTGAGCCGCCCCGCAAGATCAGTCTAACCACTGGCAAGGACACGTGGGCGTTCGCAAAAACCGATAAGGAAATGACAGACTTACTGCAACATCCTGATGTACGTGTGCAGAACGTGGTCGCTGCTCGCCTTGGGGTGAAGTCCACTATCGAGGAGACACGCACTGAGTCTCTGATCGGCGTGGCTGCACGTGGGCGACTGCCCATCATGCTTAACTACTACGGTGCGCACACCGGGCGCTTCAGCGGCGGTGACAAGCTTAACCTACAGAACCTACCAGCACGTGGCAACACGACCATCAGACGGGCACTTAAGGCACCGAAGGGTGAACTGCTGATCTCCTGTGACTCAAGCCAGATCGAGGCACGTACTGTGGCATGGGTGGCTGGGCAAGAGGACTTGCTAGAGGCTTTTCGTAACAAGCAGGATGTGTACTCCGAGTTTGCCACTGAGGTCTACGGTCGCAAGATTACCAAGGCTGACAAGGTGGAGCGATTCGTTGGCAAGACCTGTGTGCTTGGGCTAGGTTACGGTATGGGTGCTGAGAAGTTTCGACGCACACTGGAGATCGGGCAAGGCGGTATCAATGTGGTGATCGACATCAACGAGGCCGAGCGCATCGTCCGTTTGTATCGTGTAAAGAACTTTAGGATTGTGCAGTTCTGGCAGAGGTGCGGCAACGCACTGACGCAGATGACTCAAGGCGGCAACGGTAACCTGCACGACCTGATTACGTTTGACAACACAGGCATTGCACTCCCCAACAAGTTGAAGATTCACTACCCTGCGCTGCGGCAAACAGGCAGTGGGTTTGAGTACATCGGCGACTCCCGTTCATATCGCAAGGCAATACGTGATCGGGTGCAGACTGGTAGCACAGACGAGATTGCATGGACACGCATCTACGGTGGCAAGGTAACAGAGAATCTTGTGCAAGCCCTTGCTGCCATTGTCATACGTGAGCAGATGGCATCCATCGGACAACACCATCACGTGGCTTTTCAAGTTCACGACGAGATCATCATCACTGCGAAGCAGGCAAATGCTGATGCCGCAGAGCAGCAACTTGTTGCTGTGATGTCAACCCCTCCCAAGTGGGCACCCAACCTACCTGTTGCTTGCGAGTCTGGCAAAGCCTCGAACTACGGGGACACGTGACTCGGTGTATACTGGCCTTTCCAACAAACAGTGAACCCCGAGGACACCCCTCAGGGCTATATCCTATGCGACTCGCGCACTCTTATTCGTCCATCAAACTGTACGAGAACTGCCCATTGCGTTACTTCAGACAGCGCATTGTCAAAGACGTAGTGGACGAAGGAGGTGAAGCGTCCAAGCATGGCGAACGCATACACACTTTCTTGGAGAATCGGTTAGCAAACCACGACTTGCTCCCACAGGAAGCTGCACACTATGAGCCGCTGTGTTCCGCAGTCGAGCGCATAGCCAGCGGCGGTGAACTGCACATCGAAAAAGAACTTGTGCTCAACGACAACCTTACACCAACAGGTTGGTGGGACTCTGACGCATGGCTGCGCAGCAAACTTGACGTGCTTGTAATCAACGATAACGAAGCTGTGGTGATGGACTGGAAGACGGGCAAGCGCAACGCTGACCAGTTTCAGATGCAGATGTTTGCAGCGCAGGTGTTCAAGCACTACCCCGAAGTGCGGCGTGTGAAGACTTCTCTAGTGTGGCTCAAGACAATGGACATGGACACAGAGGTGTACAACAGAGCAGATACCAACACCATATGGGCTGAGATTATGAGGCGCATCCAGCGTATCCACTCATCCCTTGAGCATGACAACTGGGCCGCAAGACCTAGCGGTTTGTGCCGCTTCTGCCCCGCACGGCACGACTGTGACTATGCTAGGGTTTAACCCTATAAAAAAGAACTTGACATTTCTGTAAAGGAGCGTAATATGAGTGCCATGACACCCGAGGGCAAGGTGAAAGCAAAGGTGGTGCGGTTGCTAAAAGCGATGAAGGTGTGGTACTTCTTCCCAGCGAACAACGGGTTCGGCAAGTCGGGGATACCAGACATCATTGCCATCGTCAGAGGAGAGTTTATCGGTATCGAAGTGAAGTCTGCCACTGGCAAGCCGACTGAGTTACAGAAAATCTGTGGCGCAGAAATCGAGAGGGCAGGTGGTACATGGGTAGTAGTGAGAGACGACATAACAATGATGATGCTCGAAGCAATCATCGTAAACAGAAGGTGACGACATGTTGGTAGTAGAAAAAGCCAAGGCATTGGCTTTGAAATTGAACAACCCGAATCGGGTACTTGACAGTATTTATACCGCCAAGATGCTCAACATACACGGCATAGATATTGTGATCGCGCCGCACCGATTGGACGAGGTGAGGGTGCTGCGCAACCTTGGCATCAAGGCACCTAGCCCCATCCTGCACTACTACAACTGGCCCGGACAGTTCACGCCGTTCGACCATCAGAAAGAAACTGCTGCGTTCCTGACACTCAACCATTGTGGGCTGGTGCTGAACGAAATCGGTACGGGCAAAACGCAGTCGGCTCTGTGGGCAGCAGACTATCTTATCAAGACCAAGAAGGTAAAAAAGGTTTTGATTATTTCACCGCTGAGTACGTTGGAGCGTGTGTGGGCTGATGCTATCTTCACTGGCTTTGTGCATCGGAAATTTGTGGTGCTGCATGGTACGGCTGAGAAACGTCTGAAGTTGCTGCACACTGAGGCTGACTTCTACATCATCAACCATGATGGGTTCCCTATCATCAGAGATGAATGCCTTGGCATGTTTGATTTAGTTATCGTGGACGAAGCGGCTGTACTGCGCAACCCAGCAACGCAACGGTTCAAGATATTCCGTAAATTTGTTGACCGTAATCAAGCTGCACGGTTGTGGCTGATGACTGGCACTCCGACACCCAACGATCCAACTGATGCGTGGGCACTTGCTAGGCTAGTTGGCTCACCGCATTGCACCAAAACCTACACGGCGTTTCGTGAGCAGGTGATGATGAAGATTGGGCAGTGGAAGTTTGTACCCCGGGCTGAGTCTGCGGAGATTGTGAAGCACATCCTACAACCTGCTGTACGTTATACGAGGGATGAGTGTTTTGATTTGCCAGACACCATTGTCCAGACACGACAGGTAGAGTTGACTGCTGAACAGAAGAAACACTACTCACAGATGCTCAAACATTTTGTGACTGAGATGACGCAGGAAAGCAAAAGAGGCGGGACTATTACCGCAGTCAACGAGGCTGTCAAGGTTCAGAAATTAGTGCAGATCGCTTGCGGCGTGGCGTATGGCGATGATGGGCAGAACATCTTGCTCGACTGTTCTCCACGTGTCAATTTAGTCAAGGAGGTGATTGAAGAAGCTGGCGAAAAAGTGATCCTGTTTGTACCGCTAACAGGGACACTGCACATGCTGGAGAAAGAACTTAGCAAGCATTGGACAGTAGGCGTGGTAAACGGCGAAGTATCAAGCACACAACGCAACAAGATATTTCACGACTTCCAACACCAGACTAACCCCCGTGTACTGATCGCACACCCCGGGACAATGGCACATGGCCTGACACTAACCTCTGCCTCAACAATAATTTGGTACGGGCCAATCAACAGCAACGAGGTGTACACACAAGCCAATGGACGCATTGAGCGCATTGGTAAGAAGCAGGTATCCAATGTCGTTCACATCGAGGCAACAGACCTTGAACACAGAATTTACGAGCGACTAAAGAACAAGCAGAAGTTGCAGGGCTTACTGCTTGATTTGATTCAACAACAAATGCAAAGGTGATGACTATGATTCAGCAAGAACTGGTATCGGATACCCGCCAAAGAATGGGTATCCCCAACGTGGGTGATGTGATCCGCACCTACATGAAACTACGTGACCACAAAGCTGCCATCGAGGCACGTGCTAAGGATGAGGTGTCCACGGTCAAGGCCAAGCTTGAAAAGTTGGAGGGATGGATCAAGGCGCAAGCAGATGCACAGGGCGTGACATCGTTCAAGTCTGAGTTTGGTACTGCGTTCTTGACCACAACCGACTACGCTAACGTGGCTGACTGGGATGCCGTGTTGAACTTCATCCGAGAGAACGATGCGTTTGACATGCTGGAAAAGCGTGTCAGCAAAATTGCTGTACGTGGATACATAGAGTCCACGAAAGCTGTTCCCCCCGGC